GGGGTAGAGACATGGTGGAACGATAGCGGTTCATACAGTACTAAATTATGTATGTGCCCAAAATGTAAACGAATAAGAATAATTAAATATGAAACTTATTGGACAGAAGATATTAACAATGATGAAAGATTATTTTATTAAAGGAGATGAAGATTATGCCATGTGAAGGAATGCCTATGGAAATTTCAGGAATGTATATAATGAATATGGATACGGGAAAAGTAATCAGCGGTGATTGTATTGGTACAGTTACTTGTGACTCAATTTTTCATGTAGTTCATAAAGTGCCAGAAATCATTGACGTAAAGGTCATTAATCAGAAAGTTGTAATTGTAACATTTATTGATGGAACTCAGACTAAAGCTGTTTGTGATAAAGATGATACATTCAATCTGGAAGTTGGAATTGGAATTTGTATTACTAAGCGTCTCATGAGTAATGATGAGCAGACTGGTAATTCAATGTTTAATAAATCAATTAAAGACGCTCTTAAAGTGATGAAACGGAATGAGCAACTTGAAGAGGCTCGTAAAGAGTTTAAAGAAGAAGAAAAGCGGATCGAAGCAAAGATTCAGCGTAAGAAAGAAAAGCGTGCAGAGAAGCGCAGACAGAAGAAGATTCAGATGATGGCTGATGCAATCCTGCTGGCTGATAAAATGAAAAACGAAAATTAAAATAAAAGGAGAAAATGAATATGGAAACAAATCTGAGACAGGCAAAGACAAAGGCAACAGCAGTAGGACTTCTGACAGATAAGAAGCTTGAGATTAAGACAGATCCTAAGACTGGTGAGAGGCATATTGAGGGTTCTGTCACGGTAAAGACTAGTGACAAGAATTTTGTTACGTTTAATGTGTATTCTAAAGAGAAGAAGACTGATAAAACTGAGAATAAAACTTATGCAGGACTGGTTACTGTAATGAATGAATTCCAGTCCGTGGCTGATGTAGGTGATGATGCTGCGGATGTGATTCGTGCTAGTGGTCAGCTGAATCCTTACAGAGGACAGAATGGTAATGAGGTTGTCGGCTATCGTGGAAGTTTCTTTAACAGGATTCGTAATAAGGCTGATGTTGAACCAGATGCTACTTTTGAAACCGAGATATTTATTCAGTCTATTGTCCCTGAAATGGGTAAGGACGCTGACGGTGATGTAACTGAGACTGGTAGACTCAAGATTAGTGGTTGGGTGCCAACTTATAACGGAATTGAGCCGATTGATCTGATTGTTCCTGAGGAACTTGCAGATGCATGTGAAGCCACTTATGCCCCCGGTCAGACAGCTGAATTCTATGGTGATATTATCAACAATAGCATTGAGGAAACTATTGAGAAGCCCGTAGCATTCGGCAAGCCTAAGAAGGAAGTGCGTAGAACATATATTAATGAGTTGCTTGTAACTGGTGGTTCTGAGCCTTATGAGGGTGATGAAGAGACAGACAAGGATCATGTGCCTTATGATAAGGCAACAATTCAGGCTGCTATTAAGGAGCGTGAGCGTGAGATTGAGGAAGCTAAGAACAAGTCGAAGACCACGGGCACGAGTGCTAGTAACGCGAGACCTAGTGGAGCAAAGCATGGTAGAACGCTGAAACTGGATATGTAATGTGAGTTTATGCTTGTCCCTAATAATGTATGTTATTGGGGACAAATAATAATTAATTTTATAAGGAGATATAATTTATGGCTGTAGCAGTAGATATTTTTAATCCACAAAAAACCGTTATTGCAAAAGGACTTGCTGGAAAATCTGCTTTAATTTTCGGATCGAACTCAACAGGAAAGACTGCACAGGCAGTACGCATGCCAAAGCCTTTTGTAATCGCAACAGAAAGTGGTCTTAATGCAACAAGTGGTGTTAGCTATATTCGTGTTAATGCATGGGCTGATTTGAAAAAGATTGTAAAGCAGCTTACGTCAAAAACCACTAAAGATAAGGCTCGTGAACTTTACGATACAATTATTATTGATGAACTTTATGCAGCGGCTCTGCTTTGTCAGGAGTATATTCAGACTGTTATTGGTAAGGGCGCTCTTACTCTTGGAGACACAGTCGATGGTGGTAAAGTTAATTTGTATCAGGCTTACGAGAAAGAATTTTTTAAGACAGTAAATACTTTGCTTTCTTGTGATTATACTGTTATTTTTATTGGGCATGCTCAAGAAAAAGACGGAAAAATGTATCCTAAGGGGGATAAGCGATCAGTTGATCCTGTGCGAGATTTTGTTGATTATGTTATCTATGTAGAAAGTAATGGTGTGGATGAAGATGGTAAGGTAATTCCTTCTTCTGCATATCTGGCTGAAACAGATAGATATTTCGCTCGTTCAAGATTTGATACAACACCTACATATCTTCCTGTATGGTCTGCTGAAGCTTTTGAAGAGGCAGTAAATATAGGAATTGAGGGCATGGAGAAGAAAACAGGTGTTAAGGCTGTTACTTATCAGGAACAGAAAGAACAGAATACAACTGAAACATATGATTATGATGATACGATGGATGCTCTTCAAGAAGTAGGGCAAAGATTTGCAGCTGCTGATAAGATGGATGAATTGACAGAAATTGTTGAACAGACGCTTGGTCGTGGCAAAAAGGTATCCGAGTGCACTAAGGGACAGATTCAGGCAATGGTAATTATTCTTGATGATCTTCGTGAACGTGCCGATGAGCTGGGGATTTAATAATAAATAATTAATTTAGCATCTCTCAAATGAATATCTATAATTCATTTGAGAGATGTTTTAATATTTAACAGGTAACAACTATGAATATAAACGGTATTGATATAGATTTTGCGAATAATAATTTTGTTCAAGAAATGCTCCAGATATGTATCACGCATCCAGAATGTAAAGACTGTCCTTATTTAGGTCAACCAGTACAGATAAAAGATGCTCTTCGAATTTGTGAAGTCGGAGTTAATAAAAAGAAGGAGAATACACAATGAGTCATTTTGCAGTATTAGTTTTACATGAAGAAGATCAGTCTATTGAAGACCTGCTTGCACCTTATAATGAGAATCTTGAAGTAGAGCCTTATATTAAGTATACACGTACTCAGGCAATCAATAAGATGCGAGAAGAATATCCAAACGCATGTAAAGATATGTCTGAAAACGAAATCTTCGAAAAAGCATGTGAATGGTATGGTAATATGGTAGACGATGATGACAATATACTAAGTACTTATAATCCTCATAGTAAATGGGACTGGTGGCAAGTTGGTGGTCGCTTTAATGGTATGCTCCATATTATCCCAACAGCACTTGATGGCTATCATAATTCAGAATATGTTGATAGTGCTTTTGTACATCATGTCAAATGGGTGCAGTCACTTGACAAAAAAGAAAGAGAAGATATAATTAAATGGTGGAATGTGAATGTTGAAGGTGCTGAGGGAGAAACAGACACATATTTCGTTTATCGTCCAGAATATTATAAAAAGCGTTATAAAGACGCAGAGACATATATCAAGATTCAGGAACTTCCTTGTTATCATGCGGTTGTAACTCCAGATGGTGTTTGGCATGAACCATCTAAAATGGGTTGGTTTGCCTGTACAGATGGTGATCCTGCTGATGAACTTGAATGGGATCTTCATTTTAAAGAGCGTTTTATTGATACAGCTGAATTTGATTGGGTTGCAACTATTGTAGATTGTCATATTTAAAAAGGAGAATGTAATGGCTAAAGGCAGAAAGCGGAAATGTGTGTTATGTGGACTTCCAATTGAAGATAATAATGAATCAATCCCTTATAAGAATCGCTATGCGCATATCACATGTTTCCGCGCTGCTGCCAAGGCTATTCATGTAGATAAAGAAGAACAAGTTCAGAAAAAAGCGGAAGAAAAGAAGACCAGAGTCAAATCCAAAGCGCAAGTTGAACTTAAAGATGGACTTACGGATGAAGAATATATTCAGAAGAATCTATATTATGATTATTTAAAGGAGAATATAGGCGTATCTGAACTTCCAGTTAAAGTGTATGCACTTACAGAAAACTATATTAAAAAATATGCCTTTACATTCCAAGGACTTTATGCTACTCTTACTTACATGAGAAATATCCTTGAAAAAGATTTCGGTGAGGACATTGTTGGTCTTGTCCCTTATTATTATACTGAAGCACAGGCTCATTATAAAGCTGTTAAGGGGGTTGAGGATAGGAACAAAAATGTTAATACTAAAGGCATGTATAAACATAAGACTGTTTATATAGATACTAAGCAAAAGAAAATTAAACAGATAGATATAACATCTATTGGGGGAGATGCGAATGTATGAAACACTAACTGATAAACGAGCGATTCTAAATACGATTGGGTGTTTAATGCTCGACCCCACTTTAATTGATGATATTGACCGACCTCTTGATAGGACGGATTTCGATACAGAAACATTGTATGAATTGATTTATGTCGCTATCTTTAATTCATATATGCAAGGGATTAAAGATATTGATGAGTTTACAATTGATTCATATCTTTCATCGTATAAAGAACAGTATGAGATATTTCAGACGAATGACGGACTGAAGTATTTGGCTGATGCTAGAGAATTAAGCAGTCTGGATAATTATGATTATTATTATCATAGACTCAGAAAATATTCTCTGCTCAGGTATTATGAGAAAAAAGGGTACAATACAAAAACAATTTTTGATCCGACTGTCGGTGTAGAGGACTTGACCAAAGAAATGGAGAAGTTTGATAACTATACTGAGCAGGACATTGTAGGTTTGGTAGAGACGGATTTGGTTATTACACCTACGATTCGGTATTGCACTAATATGTTGACCACTGAAATTCAGGCGGCTGATGATGCGATGGATTTGATTGAAAGCTTCATGAAAATTCCTGATGTGGGTGTACCATTAAATAACAATGGATTAAATACAGTAGCACGAGGTGCAAGAAAAGGTTGTCTTTATATGAGATCGCTTGTCCAAGGTGGGGGCAAAAGTCGCTTTGCTGCTGGAGATGCTTCAAAAATGGCAATCCCTTATGTGTACGATGTTGATAAGAAAGATTTTGCCTATACAGGAATGTGTGAGCCAACTCTCTATATTACCACTGAAATGACGGTTGATGAAATACAGACAATCCTTATAGCAGCTGTTAGTAAAGTAAATGAGGAGCACATTCTTTATGGCGAATATCAGGGGGATGAATTACAGCGGGTTAAGCGTGCAATAGAATATATTCAATCTTCGCCTTTATATATTGTTCATATCCCTGATTTTTCTATTGAAGATATAAAGAATATAATTAAAAAGTATAATAGAGAATATAAAGTTGAGTATTTCTTTTTTGATTATATCAGTACATCACTCAGACTTATGACAGAAGTTAGTGGCAAATCTCGAATGGGATTAAAAGAGCATCAGCTTCTGTTGGTTTTTTCGACAGAACTCAAAACTATCGCTCAACAGTTGGGAGTATTTATTTTTACAGCGTCTCAGTTGAACGGTGAGGCACAGAATGCAATAGTCAAAGACCAAAACCTCTTGTCGGGTGCTAAAGCGCTGGCGAACAAACTTGATGTGGGTATTATCTCCATGCGTCCTACACAACGTGAACAGGATAAATTGGATGCTATTATTCAGAATCATTTTGGCTTGCGCATGCCCGATATGGGTCATTGGGTATATAAAGTCCGTAGGGGACGTCTTACTCATATTATTATTTGGAGTAAAGTTGATCTTGGTACCATGACAGAAGAAGCCTTATTTGTAACGGATTTTGATTTTAATCTTATTGATATTGACTTTACTCAGATTGAACAAGTTGAAGCTAAAATTCAGGAGCATTCTGTTTTGGAGTCCCATGTGCATGATGAAGAACCTGAGATAATTGAAGAACCTGTGCCAGAAATAATTGAAGAAGAACAGCAGCCTACACACAGAAGTTTTGATTGGTGAGAGAAGATATGTATTTAGATCAGAAAAAAATATTAGATTCATTAACTGACGAAGATATCATTAAGATTTGTGCAGAACTTGGCTCACCAGAATATAAGCGAGATAGTCAGGGGAATCTTTTGTTCTCGACCTCTATTTGCCACGGTGGGGATAGTCCTTATAAATTAACGTATTATCATGATTCTCACCGCTTCAAATGTTGGACATGCTCAGATTCATATGGAATCATTGAATTGGTTATTCGTGCTCATAGATTAAAAGGCAAGACATTAACTTACTATCGTGCTTTATATTATATAGCTTCTAAGACTGGTCGGCTATATGAGAAAGACCCTGAGCAGATTCCACCTGAAAAAACTATTACAGATTTTGAGTGGATCAATCGTCTTAAATCTGCAAAGAAGAATTCAAAAGCTGTACCTAACTTGACTGAGATTAATGAAAACATACTTGATATCTTCTGGTATGCGCCATATCAAGGTTGGCTTGACGAGCATATTACCCGTGAAGCAATGTCCAGATTTGAGATTGGTTATTATGGATTAACTAATCAAATAACTATTCCACATCGGGACATTAATGAGCGGCTTATTGGTATTAGGGGACGATTCTTAGACGATGAAGATGTTGAGCGCTTCGGTAAATATGTGCCATTGCAGATCGGTGGACGTTTTCTAAGCCATCAGCTTGGTAGTAACTTATATGGTATTCATGTCGCTAAAGATAAAATACGACAATGTAAAAAAGTGATGTTGGTTGAAGCTGAAAAATCAGTGTTACAAGCTTATTCATATTTTGGAGATGATAGTTTTGTAGTTGGTCTGTGCGGATCAAGCATTTCAAAAACACAAATTAAAATTATATTAGAGCAATTACAAGTTGAGGAAGTTATTGTAGGACTGGATAGAGAGTATGAAGAGTCGGATAGCTTTGAAGCGACTGCGTATTATCAAAAGCTGATTAAAAAGGTCGCTCCTCTTGTACCATATGTCAGGGTTTATCTGGTGCTTGATAAAGAGCATAGGCTTGATTATAAAGATTCTCCCACTGATAAAGGTAAAGATATTTTATTGCAACTGATGAAAGAAAAAATTTTAGTAACGATGGATGATGTTAACGATGTAATGAAAAGAAAGGAATGATTATTATGGGTGTAATTATTGGACTGATTGTAAAGCTTGTCGGTGGCATGTGTGCTCTTATGGCTGCGGGACTGAACTGTCGGACGTTCTTTGGTGGTAAGAAAGACGCCATTTTTAAAGATATTGCGACAGCGGTTATTCCGTTGGTACTGATGGTGGTGTTCACTTATACAATGGTTGTTCAGTTTTGATTGGGGGTGAAAGATATGAAAGTCGGAGATTTAGTAAAGGTTAAAAATTGGGGTGGTGGTTTTACAACGAATGCCCCATGGTTTTTGGATCATGTGCATGATTTGGATGTCAATTATCTTATCCGTTATGCTTACAATGATTCCACAAATTATCTCGAACGTAAATGTAATGATGATCGAATTTTTACAGTACTATATGTGGATGATGCAGCATCACCCAATGCATTAATTACTTTAACACCTAATTTAGTTGGTTTTGACAATGATTATAAAAAAGTATTTCTTATCAGTTGTCGGGATTTGGAACTTGTAAACAAGCCAGAAAAACGCGCTATGACGCTTAAAGAAATTGAAGAAGAACTTGGTTATGAAGTATCAATTATTTCTGAATAAGGAGAATACAAAATGAAAAAGAATTGGAAAAAACTGGCAATCGCTGCTCTGTGTGTAATGATTCTTGAAGTGGCTTGTAGCGCATCAGTATTTGCTAAAGATACTGCCAAGGATGATAAAAGTGGTGTAACTTTTGAACAGATGGCTGCTCAAAAACCCCTTGAAGGAATTGTTGAACATAAGGGTCATTATTATATTTATAAACGTGGTAGAATGCTGACAGGAAAAGTTAAATATCGTGGTAAATGGTACTATTGTCATAAAACTGCTAGTAAAGATTATCCTTATGGTTCTATGGTGCGTGGCATGATGCGAATTGAACCGGGCAACAAATGGTACGCATACTGCTGGGACGGACACATGTATACATCAAATGTTTATTATCGTAAAGGTAGATTTAAAAAGATTTTAGGGGTTGAAATTAATAGAAAAACCCATTGTGTTAAATATGTATACCAGACAGCAGCGATTAATAGAGGTTGGAGATATTCTACAGCAGAACTTAGGTGGCAGAGAGAGGTCATGTATGGTAGATATAAGACAGTCGAGTCTATGCAGACTATTCCCGACTGGGTTGATCAACAGCCTTAATTTCATCAAAATAAGTGGAAAAAAGAATTAAATTTTGAAGTCTGGATAGTCCCATGAGGGGATGAAGGGGTGAGTAGATGGCATCAAAAATTACCATCAAAAGCCCCTTAATTTTGGATTAGGGGGAAGTGTTAAATATGAGTAATGATTTAGTGGAAAATTACAATGAATCAATGGATGAGTATTTTAAGGGGAAAGTGAGGGCTGTCACTGATGTGGATCGAGGCGTGTTGCCAAGATTAAGTTATAGTGGTTTGGAAGTCTATAAAAACTGTCCTTTTCAATACAATCTTAAGTATGGTGAAAAGAAGTATAGCAAAGATACCACTCTGGCACTTGAATTGGGGTCACTGCTTCACAAGATAGAAGAAGAACGTGTTAAGTATATTATCGTTGGTGTACCTATTGATTATGATAATCTGGAATTTATACTAAAATATGGTACGGTAGAGACAGATTCAAAGACGAAAGAACATATCTTAGGGTTAGATGAATTAAAGCGGAAATATTTTGAGGAATGGTATACGCCAGATAATGCTTCGGGTATGACATATGAAGAAAAAATGGAAGTATTTAAAAAGAGCATGTACCATGAAATGGAAGATATATCAATCTGGCGTCCTGTATATACTGAGTTGCCATTTGAATTTGTATATAAAGATAGAGTTATTTTTAATGGATTTATTGATAGAGTAGATCTAAATGTATATGGTAGTTTTCGTACGGTAGATTATAAGACCTCGAAAGCTATATATAAAAGCGATAAAATTGCGACATCACTTCAGTTTGGTATTTATGCATTAGCAATCTATCAGATGTTCGGTCGGATTCCTATTAGTTTTTTATATCGTTTTATTTTGATTGACGAAAGTCAGAAAGCTATGACTAAGGGTTGGGAGAAGAGACTGGAAAGAACATTAGATAATACACTTGATAAGATTGACCAAAATAAGAAGAATGGTATTTGGATTCCAAAGCCTAGTCCGCTTTGTGCATGGTGTAATTTTTCAATGACTAATCCGAAAGCGCATGAATTCAAGGGTGATTGCGAATATTATAGTTTATGGACACCAGAGAATAAAGATTGGCGTGTAAACAAGCGTTATAATGCGCTTGACAATGCGAGTAAAAAAGTAGATAATAACAATATGAAATTAAATGGAGGTCGTAAATTGGTTTTTTAAGTAGGAGATATATATGTTTTCATGTCATGGGCATACGGATCATTCAAATTATCGTCTTAGAGACGCTATTATTAAGGTGCCTGATTTTATTGAATATCATAGACAGTGTGGTTGGTCAGGCTGTGTAGTCACTGAGCACGAGACAATAGGCAGCCATCTTGAAGCATTGAAATATTTTGATTCAGTTAAAGACAAGCCAGAATATAAAGGATTTAAATTGGGTCTTGGAAACGAGATTTATTTATGTCCTGAATCAATTACAGCAGATAATAAAGGAAGTAATTTTTATCCTCATTTTATCTTAATTGCGCTTGATGCTGAGGGTCATAAAGCTATTCGTGAATTAAGTACCAAAGCTTGGGTCAACAATTCATTTATGTCTGTGATGTATCGAGTGCCAACTTATTATTCTGATTTGCAGGAGTTATTGGAGAAATATAAAGGGCATTTAATCGGTTCCTCTGCATGTTTGGGGGGAAGTATTCCCAGACAACTTATTAAATATAGAGATGAACAAGACCCTATGAAGCGCGCTCAAATCTGGAATAATATTAATTATTGGATCGAAACAATGATTGATTGGTTTGGTAATGATTATTTCTTTTTAGAGATACAACCAAATCCACATGAAGATCAGATTTTTGTTAATAAAGCTATTATTCAGCTATCTCAGGAATTAGGCGTTCCTTATATTA